CAATGGAAAGAATAAATTTTGGAGATAAAAATGTAAAAAAATATTTTCTTGAGTATGATTGCTCAAGGGGCATATGCAAGCCAATAGAGATAAAGAATGGATGTATTATATTACAGATATAGAGGACTTTCAATACACAGTATATAACAAAGGTGATTACTATAATTGGCATATTGATAAAGGTCAGATATATCCTAATCGTAGAGAAAGAAAAATCTCTTTTTCTTTAATACTAAATGATGATTACAAAGGTGGTCAGTTAGAGTTTGGTATGACTACACCTAAAGATAACAAAGATGATTATGTTGTCTTAGATTTAAAAAAAGGTGATATGGTAGTCTTTACAAGTTTTTTATGGCATAGAGTAAATCCAGTTATAGAAGGCATTAGAAAATCACTTGTAGGTTGGATTGTAGGTCCTTGTTTTAAATGAGAACATTAATATTAGAAAAGAAAAATGATGTACATTTATCAGTTGACGCTGATGAAGATGTGCGCCGTGATTTAGGAGAATACTTTACCTTTAGTGTGCCTGGTTTTAAGTTCATGCCACAATATCGTTCAAGACATTGGGATGGTAAAATAAGATTATTTTCATATGCAACAGGTCAAATATACACAGGTCTATACCCTTACATATTAAATTGGTGTGATGAAAACAATGTATCAGTAGTAGATAAAACAGATATAAAAGACGCTGATGTAGATGATAAAAAAATAGACCAGTTTATAGAAGCTCTAAAAATTCCTTTTACTGTTAGAGATTATCAAAAAGAAGCATTTGCTTATAGTCTTAGAAAACATAGATGTTTATTACTATCTCCAACGGCGTCCGGAAAATCTCTAATAATTTATCTGATGGTTCGGTTTAATCTGATAAGATGTGTTGATAAAAACGATAAAATTTTAATAGTTGTTCCGACCACTTCTTTGGTTGAACAATTATATAAGGATTTTAAAGACTATGGGTGGAATAGTTCTGCTCATGTTCATAGAATATATCAAGGTCATGAAAAACATTCTGATAAAAGAGTTTATATTAGTACATGGCAATCAATCTATAAAATGCCTAAAAAGTGGTTTGAAGAATTTGGTTGTGTAATAGGTGATGAAGCACACTTATTTAAGGCCGTATCATTAACTAAAATACTTACAAAACTAGAAAACTGTAAGTATCGTATAGGTTTAACAGGTACTTTAGATGATAGTAAAACACATAAACTTGTATTAGAGGGTTTATTTGGTGCTGTTAATAAAGTTATATCTACTAAAACATTACAAGATAACAAACAGTTAGCAGATTTAAAAATATATTGTTTAGTATTACAACACGATAATATGTCTAAAGATTTTTTAAAAGATAAATCTTATCAAGAAGAAATGGACTTCTTGGTGTCAAATGAGATACGAAATAAATATATTAGAAACTTATGTTTATCTCTTGAAGGAAACTCACTATGTTTATTTCAATATGTTGAAAAACATGGTACGATATTAAAGAAACTTATAGAGGATAAAAATGAAAACAAGAAAGTATTTTTCGTATACGGAGGAGTGGACACCGAAGAAAGGGAAAGAATTAGAGCCATTACCGAAAAGAGTGATAACAGTATTATTATTGCTAGTTACGGCACCTTTTCTACTGGTATCAATATTAGGAATTTACACAATATTGTATTCAGTTCTCCTAGTAAAAGTCGTATACGAAACTTGCAAAGCATTGGTCGTGGGCTCAGATTAAAAGATAACAATTCAAATGCGACCTTATATGATATATCTGATGATTTAACATATCAAGGTAAGGAAAACTATACCTTATCACACTTTAAGGAAAGGATAAATATTTACAATGAAGAAGGCTTTGATTACGAAGTTCACCAAGTGGAGTTAAGAAATGGAAACAAAGATAATAAAACTAGTTAATGGTGATGATGTAGTTTGTACAATACCGTCTGAACAAGATACTAAATCTAAATGGTTAAGTATCGTTAAACCTATGCAAATAAAATATGTTCCTAAACTAACAATGACAGGCATAACGGATTATGTTGCTCTTGTTAAGTGGACAGCATATTCGCCTGATGAACAGGTAAGCATACCAAAGGATAAGATAATGACTATAACGGCAGCTGGCGATTCTTTAAATAGAAGTTATACAATTTTAGCAAAAGATTTTCATTTACAAGAAGTTCAAGAAGAACAGAAAAAGTCGCCTGTTTCCGAACAAGATAAATTATATAATAAATCAAGAGTAGATGATGAAACAAATAAGAAGATAAATGAAATCTTTGATAACTTGGATTTTGAAGACGCTGATGGCAAGTTGCACTAGTTCCGTCCTCTGGAAGCTGGAGCATCCCTATCACGAACACGCTCATTATACCAAATAAATTAACTTTTGTCAATGGTGGTTGATATGAAAAAACAAAAAAATTTTATAATAACTTTAGTATTAGGAATAGTAATATTATTTACCTGGAACACGGCACAAGGTGTTGATTCTAGTATGGGTCAAATGACTAATTATCCTCAATTTAATTATAGAGGAACTATGCAAATAGATATTATTGTAAATGGTAAAAAACATCTTTACCCAATTGTATCTTTAAGAAAATGTCCTCATGTCGTAAAAATTATTATGAAAGATAGTGATGGTCAGGTAACAGAAGAAGAATTAGAAAGTTCGTGTGAATAACCCTTTCACCATTGACATTTATTAGTATTTAAATTATAATTATACAATGAAATCAGAAAAGAAAAAAGAACATTATGTAAATAACAAAGAGTTTTTGGCCGCTATGGTTGAGTACAAAAAACTTGTTACCGAAGCTGAAGACGCTGGTGAAGAAAAACCACCTGTTACTAATTACATAGGCGAATGCTTTTTAAAGATAGCAAACCATCTATCATATAGACCTAACTTTATAAATTATACATTTAGAGATGATATGATTTCTGATGGTATAGAAAACTGTTTACAATACCTAGATAACTTTAATCCAGAAAAATCAAATAATCCATTTGCATACTTTACACAAATAATATATTATGCCTTTATAAGAAGAATACAGAAAGAAAAAAAACAGACAAAAATCAAAGAAAAACTTATCGCCGAAGGTGGTTATGAAGATATGGCAGTAAATGAAGGTGATGACGGTCATTATAGAAATCAGTATTCTGAGTTCTTACAAAAACATACCACTTCTGATGAAGCACCAATTAAAAGAACACGAAAACGAAAAGGAAAACTTGACCAATTTTTAGATGAAGATAGCTCTACTGAATGATACACACTTCGGTGTTAGAAATGATAGTCCAGTCTTCCAAGAATACCAAAACAGATTTTATAGAGAATTGTTTTTTCCATATCTAGAAGAAAACAATATAAAATGTTTAGTACATCTTGGTGATGTTGTTGATAGAAGAAAGTTTATTAATCATCAAACTGCTTATAACTTTCAACACAAATTCTGGAACAAATTAACTAAGATGAATATAGATACACATATCATTTTAGGCAATCATGATACCTACTTTAAAAATACTAATGAAGTAAATGCATTAGAACAATTAAATGTAGGTCCTAATGTAAAAATATATTCTAATCCACAAGAGGTTGTATTTGATAAATTAAAAATATTGCTTTTACCTTGGATTTGTGATGATACCTACAAAGAAAGTGTTAATGCACTAAAACAATCAACAGCACAAATATGTTTTGGTCACCTAGAAGTAAAAGGTTTTGAAATGCATACTGGATTTTTTAATGACCATGGTTTAGAAAAAGACTTATTTAAAAGATTTGAAAAAGTAATCTCTGGCCATTTTCATAAAAAGTCAGATGATGGTCAAATATATTATTGTGGTACTCAATATGAAATGACTTGGAATGATTATAAATGTCCAAAAGGTTTTCATATATTTGATACTCAGACTAGAGAGTTAACAAGAGTACCTAATCCTATGAGAATATTTAAAAAGATATACTATAATGACAAAGAAAATGATTATTATGGTAAAGATGTAAAAGAGTTTAATAATACTCATGTCAAGTTATATGTAAGTGTTAAAAACAATGAAGATATGTTTGAACATTTTGTTAACAGATTACATAGTGAAATAGACTTATATGAGTTAAGTATTATTGATGATGATACCTCAGATATAACGGCTACAGTTAGAGAAGACATATTAGACCAAGGAGAGGATACTCTAACATTTTTAGGTAATTATATAGAACAAATAGACACAGATTTAGATAGGAAACAATTGAAAGATTTTGTACATAGATTATATAAAGAAGCTCAAGAATGATAACATTTAAAACTATATCATGGAAAAACTTCCTTTCCACAGGAAACACGGCAATTAAGGTCAATCTAGATGAAGCACCTACTACACTTGTTATTGGTAAAAATGGTTCTGGTAAATCTACATTACTAGACGCTTTATGTTTTGTATTATTTAATAGACCTTTTAGAATTATTAAAAAAGACCAGATAGTAAACTCTATCAATGATGGTGATTGTGAAGTTGAGGTCACCTTTCAAGTAGGTACAAAATTTTATAAAGTTATTCGTGGTATAAAACCAAATAAATTTGAAATCTATGAAGGTGATACCATGATAAATCAGGACGCCTCAAATGTAGATTATCAAAAATATCTAGAACAAAATATAATGAAATTAAATTATAGGTCGTTTATTCAAGTCGTATTATTAGGCTCATCTTCATATGAACCGTTTATGAAAATGAAACCTAGATACAGGCGTGATGTTGTAGAAGAAATACTTGATATTAAAGTTTTTACACAGATGGACTTGATATTACGCTCACAACAGAGCGATTTGGCAAAAAAAGTGTTGGAGGTTCGCCATTCCTGCGATTTAATTGATAAGAGCTATGCATTGACCTCAGAACATTACAAAAGTCTAAAAAACAGGGCTGGAGAGGCGGAGGGAAGGTCTCGTTCAAAAATTGAACAAAATCAAGAGGCGGACAGACAATATAGACTTGATTTACAAAAAATCAATGAAGAAATCATAAAACACAAAGCAAGTATAGAAAATAAGCCAAAAGTAAATAAAAAAATAAAAGATTTAACTAAACTAGAAGCTAAAATAGAAAGCAATTTATCTAATCATAAAAAGACATTAAACTTTTTTGAAGAAAATGATAATTGTCCTGTATGCACACAGAATATACCAACAGAATTAAAAAGTGCAAAAGTAAAAGAAGAAGAAGCTACGATAACAAAATTAGAAAATGGTCTACAAGAATTAATGTCTGAGATAGTTAATGTAGAAACAGAACTATCAGATATGGACGCCGTGTCTAAAAAGATACAAGATTTAAATGTAGAGGTTGCTAAAATTAATACATCACTAGAAAGTATTAAAAAATACTCAGATGAATTATCAAATGAGTTAGTATCATCAGGTGAAGATAATATAGAAGACCTAGAAACTAAACTAGAAAAATTAAGAGCAGATTTAGAATTAGAAGAAATGAATTTAGAAAAGGTAGAAGAAGAAAAGAAATATGTTGATGTGGTTAGAGAGATATTATCTGATAGAGGTGCAAGGGCTAATATTATTAAGAAATACCTACCTATTATGAATCAGTTAATTAATAAGTATCTACAAGATATGGACTTTTTTATATCATTTATATTAGATGAAGAATTTAACGAAACAGTTAAAAGTAGAAACAGAGATAAGTTTATTTACAATAGTTTTAGTGAAGGTGAGAAAATGAGAATAGACCTTGCACTATTATTTACCTGGCGTTCTATTGCAAAACTAAAAAACAGCACAAATACCAATCTATTAATATTAGATGAAATATTTGATAGTAGTTTAGATGGTCAAGGAACAGAAGACTTTTTCAAAATAGTAAGAACAATGCCTAATGAAAATATTTTTATTATATCACACAAAGGCGATATACTATTTGATAAGTTTACAAACATAGTTAAGTTTCAAAAAGAACATAACTTCACACAATTGGAGGCAGTATGACACAAAAAGATTGGGAAATATTAAACGAAATAGATATATTAGAAAAAACTATAAAATGGTTTGAGGGTCAAATAAAACCACAAGCGTGTGGTTGGATGTACACTACAATAGATGGCCTAAAACACAGAATTAAATTTTTAGAAGAGCAGTTATGACCGAAAAGAAAGAAGATATAAAATTATATGATTTAGTACACCCTAGCGACCCTAGAGTAAAATCGGCTATAGCTCCTTTTTCTGATGATATGTTAAAAGAACATAATATCAAAGACAGAAAAGAGTTATCAAAATCTATGTTTAACACCATGAAAAAGTATGGTGGAATAGGATTAACTTGTAATCAAGTGGGATTACCCTTTAATTACTTCGTTATCGGTGGACATTTACAGATTGAATCAGGCTTGACATTACATTGTTTTAACCCTATAATAGTAAGTTCAAGTGAGGAAACTGTAATGATGACCGAAGGTTGTCTTACATATCCTTTTTTGTGGTTACATTTAAAAAGACCTAGAAAGGTTGTGGTAAAGTATGAAGATGAAAATGGAGATTTACAAGAAGGTCATTTAGACGGAATGATGAGTAGAATATTCCAGCACGAATTTGACCATACATTAGGTAGACACTTTACAGAACACGCTAGTGATTTAAAATTAGAGAGAGCCTACAAAAAAGCAGAAAAGCAAATGAAAATTTATAGGAAACAGCAAGAACAAATAAATGCTAACTCTTAACATAGTTTTAATTTGCATACTAACATTTGTTGTGGTTATGCATTATAAACCTAGATGGTATGCTTCATTTACAAAGTGGTTGCATATTAGAACAAAGTATTTAAGACCAGAAGTTAGTATAGTTGAGTTGATTATATTATTTTTAGTTGCATTGATAGTATTTAAATTATATTTTTAGATTATGACAGACATTGATATACACCAAAAACAAGACCCAGCTTTTGTTGAAAAACAATGGGACAAATGGCAAGCTGAAAATGACATCAATGAAGTTGAAGATGTTGATGAAGGTGAGTTAAAAAAACTCATTGAAGAAGATTTAGCCTTTGTTTCTAAAATGACCGTTCAAGAATACACACTATATCAAAAGTGGTGTGAAGTTCATAGAAAATATCCTACAATAAAAACTAATACAGTCTTTGGTGATGAAGAATCTGTATTAGAAAAACCAGAACAAGCAAAAGAAGTTATTGATGTAAAAAATAATATATGGATTCCAGAATCACCAGAAGACTTTGAAAAATTAGAACCTGTACTAGAGTTTACAGATGATTCAGAAAAAAGATTTAATGGTAAAATGAGGCGTGGTGATTTATCTGAAAAATGGAATACACTAAGAACCTTTTTATCTACAATGAAAAACAATTCAAACATAGGTCGCCAATTATTCTTTATAGTAAAAGATAATATAACAGGCAAATATCTAGGTGTCATTTGTATATCTGGCGATTTTATGGATTTAGGACCTAGAGATAAAGCGATAGGTTGGGAAAGAAATGCAAAAACATTTGATGGCATGGTCAATCATACAGCAATAGGTTCATCAATAGTACCAACACAACCATTAGGTTTTAGTTATACAGGTGGTAAATTATTAGCATATCTATGTTTATCAGATGATGTGCAAAGATTATGGGAAGAAAAATATGGTGATAAGTTAGTTGGTGTTACCACAACATCATTATATGGTAAAGACAAGGCACACGGATTAAGTCAATATGATGGTTTGAAATATTGGAAAAGAATGGGATTTACTGAGGGTTCAGTATCGTTTGAACCTAATGCACACAGTAAACTAAAGATTAAACAATGGTTGAAAAAAAATCACACAAGAAAATATTGGGAATGGTACGAAGCTACAAGACCAAATGGTCAACCATTAAAAAGAGACCACAAAAATAGGTCTTATATGTTTACATATTCTAGATTAAATGTACCTAAAGAATATATTAAGACGGCACATTGTAGAGGTATATACTTTACAAGATTGTATGAGAATACATATGAATACCTAAGAGGTGAAATAAAAGAAGATAAATTAATTAAAAGATTTGATTCATCAACAGAAGCCCTTGTTGATGTATGGAAAAAGAAACACGCTGGTAAAAGAGTAAAATCTTTACTAGATAGAAATATGTTTTCTAGAGAATCTCATTTTTATGATGATATCATTTTTATGGATTGGGAAGACACAAAGGCAAAATACTTAAAATCAGTAGGCAGATAATGATTAAAAGAAAAGACTATGAGATAATTAAATCATTTATTCATATGAGTATTGTGCCTATGAAAGTTAAAAAATTATGGTTAACAGATAAAAAATTTAAAGAGTGGTTTTACAATGACAAAAGTAAATGACAATAGAGCTGATGTTAAAGTAAATAGCATTGCATTAGTAACAGGCGGATTTGACCCTTTACATTCAGGTCATATTCAGTATTTAAAATCAGCCTCTCAATTAGCAGATAAATTAATTGTAGGTGTAAATTCAGATGAATGGTTAATAAGAAAAAAAGGTCAACCATTTATGCCGATAGAGGAAAGAGTGGCGATTTTATCTGAGTTGTATTGTGTAGATAAAGTTATAACATTTGATGATGAAGATAATACAGCTTGTGGCGCCATAGAAAAAGTAAAAGAAATATATAAAGACCCTTTTGATGGCAAGTTTCATAAAAAAATAATCTTCTGTAATGGTGGTGATAGAACAGCTGAAAATATACCAGAACAGGCCAGATACGATTGTCCATGGATATTATTTGAGTTTGGTGTTGGTGGTGAAAACAAAAAAAATTCATCAAGTTGGATTTTAGAAGAATATCGTAATGCAAAAACACAAAGAAATTGGGGATATTATAGAGTTATACATCAAATAGGAAAGGAGATAAAAGTAAAAGAATTAGTTATAGAACCTGGTAAAGAATTATCTAATCAAAAACATTTTAAAAGAAGTGAAATGTGGTATATTATGAAAGGTCAATGTGTAGTTAATGATGAAGTTTGGACAGCTCACGAAGGCGCCTTTACTATTTTACCAGAACAATGGCATAAAGCAAAAAATCCTTTTGAAGAACCTTGTCATGTATTAGAATGTCAGTTTGGTGAGGAATGTGTTGAAGATGATATAGAAAGAGAAGGTCTAGACCCTAATACTCTAAATGAGAATGATTTGCAATCGCAAGAAAATCGTTCAAAAATTGTGCAATTACAAGAAGATGATGGCTATCCAGACTAAAAAAAATCAAACTTTTTTTTAAAACCCTTTAAAATCAATAACTTAAAAAAAAAATAATGCTTGACATTCTCCGTGGTTCCTTTATCCTGGTTTGTAGATAAACTATGAAAGGAAAAAATATGAAAAATACTATGAAAGTTGATTTATACCACGCTGCGTTTGAA